TAATCGAGAACGCCTGCCATGGTCAGTGCAGAAGCAACGTCTGCAGAGCACATGATGACGTTGCCCTTCCCTCTACGAGTTCTTTGTGCGATAGCGTTGGCATCGCGCTCGATTTGGAAGATCAGACCCTTGAACTTCTCAACAGACCAACGACCGTTGGAGTCAACGTCGAGGTCGAAGGTGCCTTGGGTAGCAACGTTGTCAGCAGCGCCTTGCTCAGCAGCCTTATAGATGGTGCGGATAACTTCGCGGTTGATTTCGGCAAGAATCTCAGTGGAGAGAATGTTTGCCAGTTCTGCTTCAGCGTTCAGACCGTGGATTGCCTTGAGATCCTGAGCGAGTTCTAATGAGTACTCAGCCTTCAGTGCTCTCGATTGTGCGGTAACGGTGACCTTCTCGATCGAGAATGCCATCTCGTTGAAGTCTACGCCACTGCCATCAGCGCCAAGACGCTCAGCATCAGCGGTTGACATTCCACCACCAGTGGTGTAGGTTCCGCCATCATTCAGAACAGCTGGGTTATCGCCAGTTTCTGCTGCTGTAGTACCGATACCTGTGACTGCATCGAAGTTAACGTCGCGAGCACCAGAGAATCTGGTATCTGCTGCGTTGAACAGCGCTTCGTCGCCAGTTTGATCGGTGTAACGTGAACGCATCGCGAAGATGAGTCCAGTAGGACCATTCATTGGTTGAACGCCAGCGAGGTCATAAGCGACCAGGTTGGGCATGGAGCGTCTGATCAGGGAGATCAGAACGGGGTCGAAACCTGCGGTTGGGGAAGCGCTAGCACCACCAAAACCACCAGAAGTTACAGAAGTGGTGTTGGAGTAGGAAGGTGCTTCCGACAGGAACTCACGCTCTTCGCGGAGTGCTTTTTCTTGGTTCTCCAGGAGAACTGCGGTTACCATTCTCTTGTGAGCATCGTTGATGCCACCGAGTCCCTCATGATTGAGGATAGGTGCCCACTTCTCCTGCAGGTGTTCAGCATTGAAACCTTGCATTTGAATTTTACCTCTTAAAAGTTTTAGTTTGATTTATAATTTAAAAATCACTTTTTAGCGACTCTAGTCAGAGTTGAGAGATAGGACTCCATCAAACCAGTCACTGCTGGTTGAGCCGAAGTCTCAGTATTCTCAGAAATGTTCTCTGATGTGTCTCTTTGAGCACCGGCATTTGCTGGGAAATATGAATTTCTCAGAGTTACCAGTTTCTCACGATAGGTCTCTTCACTATCAAACTCAACATTTTCGGCAAGAGAAGCGAGTTTATCCTTCTGGGAAAGAGCAAGTCCTTCACAGACCTCGGAGAAGATTACATCAGCAACCGACTCAGCTAATCTTTGTTTGAGAGCAATATTTCTTTCGATTTGCTCGTTGAGTTTATCTTCCATCTCATCAAGTTTTTCTACCATACTATTGAGTACATCATATTTCTCTTCAGGGATTGATACATAATGATCTTCAAAAAGACTCTTCATTCCAACAAGGAATGATTCGGTCATTTCAGTCTTGAGTCCTTGCTCAACTGAGAGTTGATTTTCGGAAATCCACTCTTCAGCAACATACTCAAGATAAGCATCAACTCTATCGGTCAGTTCTTCCTTAATGGAACCAACTTGCTCCTCAAGAGTTTGCTCATACTGTGCAGTCAATTCTTCTTGAATTTCTGCAACTTTTGCCTTGATAGCAGTTTCAAAAATGGTGCGTGCTTTCTCTTGGAATTCTTCTGAGAGTTCTTCACCTGCAAGAAGTGCTTCAACATCTTCTTCCACGTTGTACTCTACAACTTCTTCCTCTTCAGCAACTACTTCTTCCTCTTCGGAAACTACTTCATCGGTAGTTTCTTCTTCTGCTTCAGCAACTACTTCACCTTCGACCTCTGCTTCCTCTTCTGCCATTTTTTTCATTGGTTCGGCAGGCTTAGCACCTCTTTTTACAACGTCTGCGACTGTTGCAATTGAAGGTTCTTTGAGTTTAGCAGAATTGTCATCTGCTTTATAGTTTTCTGGAGTAGGGCCACCGAGATCTTCCACAGCAGGCTGTCCTGGAATTGAATGGGACAGTTTTTGCATTGGTTCAGCTGCAGCAGCGCCTTTCGTTACTACGTTTTCCATTTCTTGTAAATTGCTACCAACGGACATTTTTGATTAGATATTTTTGTATTAATCTATATTTATTTATAAATTAAAGATTTGAGAGAAAATCGTTCCATAACTGGAGTTTATGCTCTTCAAGTCTTCTTTGGTCAACAAGAGTGTTAATTCTCTTCTGAGTCTTTTCTGCGAGTTGTTCACGAAGAATTCCTCCTTCCCAAACCCACTCTTTACCTTCCATGATTCCCTGAACAAAAGCATCAGGTGCAGAAGGATCGGCAACGATATCAGCAGCAGTTGCTAACATGAAATCTTCACCGACAACTTTATGACCTTCATTGGTCATCTTGAGTGAACCAACACCACGAGAAGAAACACCAAGCATTACACCTTCATCAAGAAGTGAAGATGCAATCTTACCCATAGGAGTATTCAGGATTTGTGCTTTACCTTTGAAATTACTTCCCTCCTGAACAAGTGAAGTAATTTTGTGAGAAACACGATCAAGGTTTACAGTAGGACCATCGGGATGACCGAGTTCGCCAAGAGCACGTCCTTTCTTGACAAAGGTTTCATTGTATCTCTTTACCTCACGGGAAAGAGTTTCCATAGGATACATTCTGCCATTACGGTTTTTGATGTCTCCCTGAAGGAAAACTCCCTCAATATACAGTTTTTTATTAGCACCTTTTCCTTCGGTGATAATCTGTACGTTTGAAATTTCTTCTGTGATAAGTTTCATTTGTTTATCCAGTAAATCCTACTTTTGTTGCTCTTACTGCAGTGCTATCTGCCCAAATGACATAACTTGCTGGTTTTTCTAAGAACTCAACGCTTGCTGTCGGCATACTGAAAGAAACTGTATCTGCTGCACCAACAGTGCTAGCCATGCTAACAACAGCGGTGCTACCAACACCATTGTATAATCTTACAACGGTTGCATTAGTAACACTAGTTCCTCCTACAGAACTGGTAGCGAGAGCAATTTCATCACCGATTAATAAAGTTCTTGCCATTATTCTTGTTCCTCTGATGATTGATCGTCACCGAATAAGGATGCGCCAACTGTTGGACGAATAGCATCAATTCTTTGTGCTGCTTTTGCATAAAGAACATCTTTAATTTTGTCGCTAATATCCGATGCAGGAGCATCTGATCCTATCAAATTTACAATTTCTTCCATAAAAAGTGATTATAACTATATTTTTTATTTATATCTCACCACCTTTTGGTTCTTTGACTTGAGTGATTTCTCCCGATGCCTCAAGATCTGGCTCCATTGGAACATCACCCATCATACCCATTTCACCTTCTTGTGGTAATGGTTCTCCAGTAATTGGATCAACCGAATTTGGATCTGGTATGATACCATCCTTAATTTCTTGCTCAATCTGTTCATCCATTTCAATCATTTCAGAATCTGTTTGACGGAGAACTTTCTTACGAACCCATTCGGTAGAATAATACTTACCAATATAAGGTTCAATTGTTGCAAGAACACCAAGACGCTCATTGAGCATTTCTGTTTCTTTTAGTTCTGCAAATTGATTGTCATACAAGAAATCATATTGGATGTGATCGGCAATCATTTCCCAATCTTCTGGTGACACAATGTTCTTGAGAATCAATTGCGTTTTCAACATATCATTGAACATCTGAGCAAAACGCTTTCTCAGACGACCAACAAACTTGGCAAACTTAAGTTCATCTCTCAGAATTTCGGAAGAACGACCAAGATTGAATCCACCATCAGCAGCAATTCTTGACTCGGGAACTCCAAGTGCTCTATAAAGTTTCTTTTGGAAATACTCAATATCAGCAAGTTCACCAAGATTTTGTCCGCCAGGAAGAGTGGAGATTTCTGTTCCTCTACCACCTTCTCTTCTTGGAAGCCAGAAATCCTCCAGCATACTCATGAACTTTTTGTCATCACGAACTTCACCAGTGTTAGCATCATAAACCAACTTGTTACGATAACGCATCATAACATCACGAAGATATTGTTCTGCCTTTACCTTAGGAAGATTGCCAACATCAATATAGAAAATTCTACGCTCTGGTGCTCTTGATAAACGGTAGATAACCAGCGAGTCCTCAATCATTCTGAGTTGATTGAGTGCCTTAATTGCTTTATGAAGATAAGAAAGAACCGAACCCTTATTTCTATCTACAAGACCAGAAGTTACATACGTGATAGAATCTTTAGCGATCTTAACTGCATTTTTCTGTTGACCACCACCCATTGAT